CTCTTCTAGACCTACCCCCCCAGATGGTCTAAAAGAAACTGGTTATAAAGTGGCTACATCTATACAAATTATAGATAAACAAAAAGGAATATTCGTTCAACGAATATCTTAATATTCCTAGAGAGCGGGGTCGAGAGGCCCCAACCTCTAAATGAGAATCGTTCTCATTTAGACCCCCCAAAATAAAGATAAAATAACCCTTGACAATACTTGTATGACCTGTCATAATGGTTACATGATGAGTAAACTATATACATTTTGTATCATTAATGAGAATCATTCTCATTTACTCAAATCAACCCTTGACAAGTCTTGTCAGACCTGTCATAATTATAACACAAAATAGAGAGAGGAAAATATGAGAGAAAAAAATATAAATCTAAAATCAAACGAAAACTTATATATGACTACTTACGAAGACGGAACAGTAGAATATATAACATCTACACCAGAGGATAATAAAAAAGAAGAAACAAGATTAAGAAATCTTGGAGTAAAATTTACCACTGAAATAAGAAATGATTTAGTAAAATTAATGGATTATTAATAGAGAGAAAAATATGACAGAAGATAGAAAATTTAAAATAGAAAAAACTTTTGAAGAAATTGATTATCATATACAATGTATGGATGAGAAAGGACAATTTCCTAATGTATGGATTAATATGATATACCTAGATGAAAATTATTCTCATATTCGAGAATATTGGAATCAACCCCGATTTCTAAAATAATGAATTTAAACAACAAGTGAGGAAAATATGAAAGAGGCAATAAGAAAAGAAGTGATGAGTATGAATTTATCAGAGCTGAATAGTCTGATAGATTTTATTCGTGATGTACAGGTGATGAATGCAAAATCATCATTAAAAGAAGGTCAAAAAGTGTATGTAGTTCAAAAGACTAAAAGAGAGTTAGGTACACTTATTAAAATTAAACAAAAAAGATGTACTGTTGATATAGAAGGTCGTAGATATTCTGTACCAATGTCAATGTTGGAGGCTGCTTAATCATGGGTGCTGTAAAACAACAAGCTATGGAAGATGCTGAAAATATATTAAATGTGACTGCCAATAAATTAGTTGTTGGTGATATCACAGAAGATGACGCATTAGAAATTTTAGATAACAATATGGATAATCTTCAAATTTTAGGATTTGAAAATAAGTTCGATGCGATTCATGCAGTATTAGAATTAGGAGGTTTAGATTGAGAGGTAGTTCAAGTAAACCTAGACAGAAATTTCAAGTTCGGAATTTTGAACCAAGAAAACATTTTAAGAAAAAACCGAAAGTTGAAAATAAAGGTGGATTATCTGTTACAGTTCATGGTGATGATATAAACAAAGCTTTAAGAATATTTAAAAAGAAAGTTCTTAAAGCTGGAATTTTAAATGAAACTCATGAAAGACAGTTCTTCACTAAAAGAAGTGAGAAGTTAAGATTGGCTAAATCAGCTGGAAGACAAAGATGGTTGAGAAAAATGGCAGAAACACCAGGGCCACATCAACACGCAAAAAATTATAGAAAAAGAAAAGGACAACGCTAATGGCAGACATAAAATTATTAAGACTTACCACAGGTGAGGATATTGTTGCAGAAGTCACATATTCAGATGATGTATCAACAACAATATCACAACCATTTGTATTAATACCGATGGCTCAAAACCCTAGTGGGGGTTCTGAAACTAAATTATATTTTTCACCATTTATTCCATTCGCAGAGAATGAAGAAATGATTATTAAAGAAGAAAATATAATAACAGTAAATGAACCTAAAACAGAAATTAGAGATAATTATTTACAATATACTGGTAATGTTGTACCAGTAGAGAAAAAGATTATATCATGACAGATAAAAAAGATACAGAAGACAATATTATTATTGGCCCTTGGCCAACACAAGATATTTCAAATGATGCTGAAGCTGAAGATTGGATTAAACGAAAGTATAAAAGAGCATTAGATAAAAAGAATACACAATTAAAAATGCAAGAAAAAATACTTAAAGTTGATACAATAACTGAAAAAGTTATGATACAATTAATTCATACTTTAGGTGAAAATGGATATCAGATAGGTAATCAAGATTTTATTTTAGATGTTGGATTCTTATCAGAAATGGTAAAAGCTTCACTTTTCAGACAAGAGAAATTACCTCATGTCTTACAAGGATTAGTTGATAGTTTAATGACACCAGAAAAATCTCAAAATGAAGAAGGTGTAGATATGCATTATTCAAGATTTGATAGTGCATTATTAGGTGACTTGGTAAATATTGCTAATGATGTAAAAGAAAGAGAATCACAAGAAGAAAACGAAGTTTTATTTGAACCAGATACAGAATTTGTTGCTGATGATATAGAGGATATATCAGATTGGCAAAAAAAAGATAAAGATGATACGGAGAAAAATGATGATTAACGGTGAATATTATTACGATTATGTTATGGAATGCCTATATGAAGAAGGTCAAGAATTAGGTCTTGAAGGCCAAGAATTGCTTGATTATGTTGATGACCAATTTGAACAAAGAGGTGTATAAATGAACATTGAAGAAAGAGAACCATATTCAGACCCAATGACGCCAGAAGAAATTGAAAGGTATCAATGGGGAGAAGATTATTTAGAAATGTATAGACAATTAAGAGAACAAATTTCTAGTAGAAGAAAGAGAAGATTGTTATACGAAACAAATAATAATGATGACCCTTGGGTTGATTAAAACGAATTACAATAATGTAATGGCCGATATGACTATACGAGGCATAAAATTAGTCAAGTTAAATTTAATAATCAATAGGAGATTATAACATGGGTAGAAAAAAACTATCAAAAACACAACGCGTTATAAATGCGTTTGAATCAGGTAAAACACTTACTTGGACACAATTAAGAAGTCAATTTGATTTAACTTCGCCACAAGCGATGGTAGATAAATTGAGAAGAGCAGGTCATATGATTTATATCAACAAAACTGTTGATGGTACTTCATATCGTTTAGGTGAACCAACACAAGCAATTATTAATGCTGGTGTGGGTGCTGTATTAATGAACGGAGCTGCAGATAAAACTATCATAGCTGCTGGTATTAAAGCACTTTATGGTAATGGCGTTTCATTCGCTTCTTAATTCATTAAGAATTAGTGGGGTGGCTTCGGCCACCCTTTCTAACAAAGGAATTTAAAATGATATTAATTGACATGAATCAAATCTCACTAGCATCTTTAATGATGCATTTACACATGAATAATGGTGAATTAGAAGAAGATATGGTCAGACATATGATTTTAAATTCTGTTAGAATGTACAGAACCATGTTTAATGAAGACTATGGTGAAGTAGTTCTAACATACGATTCAAGAGTATATTGGCGTAGAGAAATCTTTCCACAATATAAACAAAATCGAAGAAAAAATAGAGAGGCAGATAGTAAAGATTGGGATTCTATTTTTGGCGTCCTAAATACTATTAAAGAAGAAATAAAAGAATTTTTGCCCTATAAAGTTGTTGAAACTTATGGAGCAGAGGCAGATGATGTAATTGCAATATTATGTAAACATTATCGAAGTGAAAAAATCATGATTGTATCAGGTGATAAAGACTTTATACAATTACAAAAATATGACAATGTAAGTCAATATAGTCCAATAACCAAAAAAATGGTAAATGGAGTTGACCCAGTTGTCTATATAAAAGAGCATGTACTAAAAGGTGATAAGTCAGATGGTATACCAAATGTATTATCACCCGACCATACTTTTACAGATGATTTAAGGCAAAGACCCTTGACATCTAAAAAAAGAAATAGTATAATGGCTCAAGAAATTGATGATTTAGATGATGAAGTGAAACGAAATTATCAAAGAAATAACATTCTAATTAATTTGGATAATGTACCAGCGAAATTAGAAGAAGATATTCTAGATGAATTCAAAGGAGCTTCTTGTGGTGATAGAAGCAAATTGTTAAATTATTTTATAGAAAAAAGACTAACAAGTCTAAATGAAAATATTGGAGAATTTTAAAATGGCATTAAATGACAGTAATACAACATTACTATTTTCTGAAATCCTTGATAAAGTACACAAGGCAAAAAACAAATATCAAAAGGTTGATATATTAAGACAATACGACCATCCCTCTTTAAGAATGATAATAAAAGCATCATTTGACCCTACAAAAGAGTGGGTGATACCTTCAGGTGAAGTTCCTTATAGAGTGAATGACGCACCTGCTGGAACAGAACATACAGTTTTAGTAATGGAAGCAAAAAAGTTATGGCACTTTATTAAAGGTGGTGATAACGAAACTAAACAAGCTAGATTGGAACAAATGTTTATACAAATGTGCGAAGGTTTACATTCAAGTGAAGCAAAACTTTTATGCGATGCAAAAGATAAAAAATTACATCAAGTGTATAAAGGTTTATCTAAAGATGTGGTGAAAGAGGCATTTGGCTGGGATGATAATTTTATGATACCAGAACCTGCAGAATATCCACAGGCACCAGGTACAGCGTCAGGTATATAAAGTTCTTGACAATTTGTGAATCACCTGGTATAATGGTTATGGATGAGGTAGTAAAAAAGACTTTCCCGTTCATGTCGGCCTCTCTCTCGACCTCATCATATAAAGGCTGGCATGAACACCAAAGAGGTTAATATATTATGACAAGTAAAGTAAAAATTAAAAAAATACCATACAAATTTGTACATGTATTCTGGTTGGATATATCATCAGATTCTTCATGGAGAAGTATAGAAGATATAAAAGAAGAAAAATTACCTAGATGTTTAAGTACAGGTTTTTTAATTAGTGATGATGAAGATATAATTAGATTAGTAAGTGATTTTAATTTTAAAGATGATGGTAGTATTTATGAATGTGGTAATTCTACAATTATACCAAAATCTGTTGTGCTTGAGGTGAAAGAGGTTGTATAATTTTTATGGAATTAGAAAGAGATTTAGCATTTTATATTGTAACAATTATAGTTACATTAATTGTATTGATAATTTATCATAACATTGATAAAAAGAGAGAAC